ACTGTATATAGTAGAGACCTTACTTCTACTACTTCCCTTCTTCTTGTATTTTCAAATACTCTGTATCCTGATAATGATTCTATCTCATTTATCAATGTCATAATTCTACTTCTATTTCTCATTGTTTTCTAATTTAGTTTGTAATGCTGCTAATGCTCTCCATGCTACTTTAGCTAAATGTGATACTCCATCATCATCTTCTTCCTTTGCTTGTATGAGATGTCTAGTTAATGCATCTAGGTGGTCCATACTTTTACTCTTATCCCAATGTAGAGGTTTGCCTTTGTGATGTTGTTCATTTCCAATCTTGCTTACTCTTGATACTTCCATGAGTGCATCAGGAAAATAGTTTATTACACCTGTCCATACTGGATAATCTTTTCTATTCATCCTCTAAATAACCAAAATAAAAAGTTAATCCCCATAATAGACCAAAATGTAAAAAATGGTAATCCCCAAACTATATATCTCAATAGTCTTTTTTGAAAAGCTATGTCAGCTTTAGTTGTTCTAAGATAATATCTCATATCTTCTCTTTTAATGTAGTGTCTCATAATTCTATGTTTATATAATACTGGTCCAAATCTGCCTCCTGCATAAACCATTCCTGATAAGTTTCTAATGCTCTCTTTACTTTCAATCCACCTTTTAAATGAAACTCCTCTGTGCATTGTGCATATCCTATGTCTAAACTTCCTTTATCTATAACTATAAATCCCATATTCTCAGGCTCTATAGAAAACAGCTCACAGTAAAGAAAACATTGTACATCATAGGAGAACTTCTCTGCTGAATACTTCCATCCCTGTAATGCACTTGTGCTTTTTAAATCATACATCTCATTTGCTTTTAGTATATCTGCTTTAGCTCTAAAAGGAAACTCAACACCATCACAATTTATTGTACCTATTTCAGGAACTTCAAATTTACTTCCACTTAATTTTTCTAATACCATCTCATTTCTTAGTAATGCATCTGCTAATCTTTCTGCATCATGTTTTTCTTTCATTGTAAAAACCCTGCCATGTTCTTTTACAGCATCCTTATATTTCTTTGTATTCTTAGATTGTACATCTATAAATATCTGCTCTTGAAAGAGGTGATTCTCTAGAACACAAGTATGCATAAGCCAACCATCTCTTAATGCCTGTGCATCAGATTGACCATACTCTAATATATGTTTATATGTCTTAGGTGATGATAGTAGGTGTTTGATTGATGTACTGGAAAAAGCTGCTTTACCTAAATATGAATAGTAAAAGTCATCACTATATGACTTCTCTATTATATCTTTCTTTTCCCATTCTGTTCCATCTAATAGTGTTATTTTCATTCTTGTAGTTTAAGTGTTACTGTTATATATAATGTCTTATTATGCACATGATAAAACTTTCCTATCACTCTAGCTAACAGTTCCATGTTCTGAAATGTAACAAGGACTTCTTCATACATATTAGGTATTGCTTCAAAATCCATCCACACAGCATTGAGTTGGTCTATTATAAGATTCTCAATATCTACTTCTGCACCTTTGTAAATTGTATCAGGTTCAAATTCTAATTCTACTCCTAGTTCAATCTTCTTTGGTCTCCAGTTTGGATTCAGCTTTTCTAGCTCTTTCAATGGCTCTCAATTTATCTGTTCTATATTCATCTATACTCAACATCAACAAATGTCTGTCATTCTGTAACTCTTGCACATAGAAATGTATTTGCACTACAGCATTTATTAAAGTCTCTAGCTTTTCATTAGTAGGATTCTTTTTTTGATACTCTAATAATATGCTATTAACTATTTCAGCATTTGTTAAATACTGCATGTCTTTTAGGTTGTCTAGTTTCTTACTGACTAACTCTCTGTCAATGTCCTTTGTAGGAACACTAATATTGAAATCTATACCTTTCATAATCTCTTATATCTGATTCTCTAACTTTAATTATTACATCTTTATTGCCTTCTCTTGTATATAAACAATGATAGTCTGATTTATTCTCACATACATCCTGGAATCTTTTAATGTATTTAACTAATCCTAGTCTATCATAAAACACATAACTGTTTATATCAAGATACTCAATAACCATATATTTTGCAAAGCCATATAGTGAACCCTTACCTCCCCAAACATTTCTTTTCTCTAACCATACTGCCTCAGTATTCTTATCACCTTTTAGGTCTACAGGAGTTATCTCACCTATAATAAAGTCTACATGATAATTCTTATCAATGTGTGTAGATGTCTTTGTTGCTCCTATGCCTATTTTATCCATAAAGTCTTTAAACCTTTTCTCTGATAATTCTCCTTTTTTCCAGTTACCTCTATTCTGATAACTTCTTGGTTTGAACCCCATTGTCATAAACTTTTTCCAAGTCTGCAATCCACTTGTTTATTGTATCCATCTTCTTAGCTCCTCCACACCCACAAGGTTCATTATAAGGATGTACAAAATACTTTGCATGTAATCTATACACCAGTTTTAAATCTTCATCTGTAAAACCATTTACCATAGCTTCTTTAAATCCAGTAAAGTCTATGTAGTCTCCTTCTTCCATTTGTTGTCTTAACAAACTCTTATAACTTCTTAATCCCATCTTTTGTAAAAATATATTTATTTAACTTCTCTTGTCTTTTATCACAACCACAATCTTTATAGCCAAATAGTTTAGCTACAGTTTTAGCTATGCTTTTACCATAACCAAATGTTATTTTTCTTATTATTAATTCTACTAAATCTCCTAATTTCATAATCCTATCTTCTTCTTTAAAAGTTTTTTGACATTCCTATAAGTGTTATACAAACTGATATAAGTAATAGTTGTCTTTCTACTAAGTTCTGAAATTTTAGTACCTGATGCAATAATTTCAAAAACTTTTTGGTCATACCAATGCAGCTTTGCAAATTCTTCATTAAACTTTTTCTCCACTCTTGCAAATTCAACTTGCTCTCCATCCTCCAGGTTTGCCAATATTTCTTCACTAACAAATGATACTTTATTTCTTTTCTTTTTGAGTTGTAAGAACATTGTGTACAATGTCTTAAATATATAGTAGTAATTAACATCATCATCACCATAACTAATATCTGTTCCTTTCTCTGTTAGATAATGAATCTTTATGTAAAGCTCCTGAACTAAATCCTCTGATGTTGCTTGGTCCAATCCAAATGACTTGCATATGTTTACCCATATCTTATGTTTTTTTGCTGCTTTCTCTAGTATATTCATCTATCAGTCCTTTCATGTTCTCTCCTTCTATACTGTAACCTACATTATTAATTACTGACCTCATCTTAATTGGTGATTGATATGTTGTTGGCATACCACCAGTTGATGTATCTTTTATCTTTAGCACATGCAATTCTGTTATCATCCAGTCTAATGGATGCTGTACCATTCTGTGTACTGAACAGAAAAAATTAGGTCTGTTTGAAAACTTACCCCCACCTTCACAATCACTAAATTTTGGACAAACAGGATAACCTGCATAGTCATGATTAGCAGGATGTACTTTTCTTAGTGCCTCAGTTACTGCATGTGTAGTTAGCCATAGTGCTACTTTATGTTTATGACAAAATAATCTAAACTCACTACAAACTGTATAATCATATTCATGACCTCCTACACTTCTATATAGTTCTCTATCTTTAGCAAGAGAGTTATAAGGGTCAATTAGGAATCCATTGTAATCCCATGCTTTCTTTATCTCTGCTCCTAAATCTAGTAAAGTCTTATAGGTTTGAATATCATCTATTGCTATAAATTTAAAATGTGAATCCACCCATTTACTTGCTTCAAGTAACTCCTCCTCATCAATCTTGTTAATGGGCAGACCACACTTAAACTCTATTATTCTTTTTATATTACTGTAAACTTCATTCTCACTACTATAACATAGCCATCTTAATCCATGTCTATAGCTGTAGAGAAACATCAAGTAGAAACAGAAATGAGTTTTACCTACATTACTGTGTCCCAAGAATACTCCAAATTCTTCTTTAAATCTAAAATATGTGTCAAATGATTTGATACCTAGAGCCAACCCCTCCTTGATAGTTCCATTTCTTATTTTGTGGATTAAATCAAGTTGGGATTTAATGTCTAGTATCATATATTAGTCTGTAAATGGGTCATCATCCCCATAGCCTAAGTTTCTATCAGGGTTGTGTTCTACTGTTGTTACTTTTTTCTCAGGTGAGAAATCACTATGTGGTATGTAAAGTTTACCATTCTTACTTCTAAGAACATCCATTGACAAATAGCCATTGTTCTTTTTTACTACTTCCTGTACCTCAGGGTTTTGTAAGTGTTGTTGGAATCTATCTACATGCATCCTCATTTTTACCACCACAAATTCTTTTGGTGATTCATCTAGATAAACTCCTTGTACAAAATCAGGTTTTGTTGCCATAGTTATTTAGGTTTAGTTATTAGTTGTTTAAATATTATATTAGCTGCCTCTGCACATTGA